TTCAATTATAATGCAGAAACAATTTTAGATGATATGCCAAAAGAATGTAGTGTTGAACAAATAACATCTGCATTTAATTCCGTTGGTTTTTCAAGTCCACCAAGTTGGTTAAAACCATATTCAGTTTTATCTAATGGACAAAAAATGAGGGTTGATTTAGCAAGAGCAATTTTAGAAAATAATGAAATGTTTGTATTTGATGAATTTACATCAGTAGTTGATAGAAATGTTGCTCAAATAGGTTCATTTGCTATGCAAAAAGCAATTAGAAAAACAAATAAAAAATTCATAGCGGTATCTTGTCATTTTGATATACAAGATTGGTTATTGCCTGATTGGATATTTAATACAGATACGATGACCTTTCAAATTTTTGAAGGGCAAAAAAAAAATAGACCAGAAATTAAATTTGAAATATACAACACAACAGATAAAACAATTTGGAAAATGTTTGCTAAGCACCATTATTTAAGTCATTCACATAATAATGCTGCAAATGTATTTATAGCAACTATAAATGATGAAATTGCAGGATTTTTAAGTGTATTACCATTTCCTCATCCAATAGTAAAAAACATAAAGAAAGTTCATAGATTAGTTATTTTACCAGATTATCAAGGTGCAGGATTTGGTATAAAGTTTTTAGAAGAAATAGGTAAAATTTATAAAAAAGATAAATGGAGATATAACATTGTAACATCAGCACCAAGTTTGATTAATGCATTAAAAAAATCAAAGAATTGGATATGCACAAGATTTGATAGAAATGTCTCACATAAAGGAAGTATGAAAACAAAAGTTGGAAATTCATCTAATGGTTCAGAACAAAGAATTACTGCATCATTTGAATTAAAATGAAAAATCACACTAAAATATACTTCAAACATTTTGGCTATGACGTTACAGATTTTATACCATGTGAAGTATGCGGAAGAAAGGCAGTTGATATACACCATATCAGATGTCGCGGTATGGGGGGAAGCAAAAGCCATGATGACATCACAAACCTCATGGCACTATGCAGAGAATGTCACATCAATTTTGGAGATAAAAAACAACACATTGAATTCCTAATTGAAAAACATTTTGAAAAAATAAACACAAAAACAAAGTAATTACAAAGTGAGTAGAAAGATACAAGGCAGAAATGGTGGCACATTGGTTGTACCTGAAAAGGGTGAAACAAACAATCCTAATGGCAGACCACGCAAATACGTTTCAATGCTGAAGGATGCAGGTTACAAACTTTCAGAAATAAACGATAGCATCCAAAACATGATGGCAATGGATTTGGATGAACTGAAATTGGTTTACGACAATCCAAAGGCAACGATACTGGAAAAGACAATCGCAAACGCAATGGTTAAATCATTGCAGAAAGGTTCGTTGTATTCACTTGAAACATTGCTCACTCGAGTCTATGGTAAGCCAAAAGAAACGTCAAGCGTTGAGAATAGTGGCAAGATTGAGTTTGTTATCACCAAAGGCAAGACAATCCTTTAAAACGTCTTAAAATGCGTCACAGACGTACTAATGATTTTAGCAAAATATATCTAAAAAAAATATTTGAAAATATTTTGAAAAAAAATTTGTGGAATCAAAAAAGGTTGTATCTTTGATTTATCAAAGTAACCAATAAAACAAAACAACATGACAAACTTTAAAATGACAAGACAAGAACAAAATGCAAATGATTTTGGAATGAATTACTTTCAAAATGGACATCAATTTCAAGTTGTATATGACATTTATCAGAATGATGTGCTAATCAAAAGACACATTTCAACAAGAACTGAAGATGTATTGTTTTCAACAATTAGGATTGACAATGATAATTCAATTATTGATGTTAACTTTCATAAAAATAAAAACAAGAAATTTATAATACACAAAGAAAACATTCTACTTTCAATATAACATTATCAACCACCAAATGAGGTGGTTTTTTTTTGTACCTTTATTTCATGGTTATTGAAATACCTGAACTACATCCGAATCAACAAAGCATCCTTGACAATCAGTCAAGGTTTCGTGTTGTAATGTGTGGCAGGCGTTTCGGCAAATCGGAACTCGCGCAGATTGAAATGATATACGAGGGAATCAAAGGGAATGCAATCGGTTACATCACACCCACCTATCAACTTGCAAAAACATTCTTTGCCAAACTTGCGAAGATACTTCCGTTTGAGAATAACAAATCTGATTTGATTATTAACTTTCCGAATGGTGGTTCAATTCGTTTCTTCACTGGTGAACGTTTGGATAACTTACGAGGTCGCAAATTTCATTTCGTGGTTGTTGATGAGGCTTCGTTCATCCCTGACCTTGAAAGCGGATGGTTGAATTCAATCCGACCAACGCTGACAGATTACAAAGGTCGTGCGTTATTCCTATCCACACCGAAGGGCAAAAACTATTTCTATTCACTATATCTCAAAGGCTTATCAGGTGAAACAGATTGGCATTCGTTCAAGTTCACCACATACGACAATCCGTATATTGACAAACATGAAATTGATGATGCAAAGATTCAGTTGCCTGAAAAAGTTTTTGAGCAGGAATACATGGCAAACGCAATGGAGAATGCAAGCAATCCATTCGGAACAGAACACATCAACAAATGCATTAAAGACATCAGCAACAAGCCAGTGAAATATTACGGCATTGATTTGGCGAAGTCGGTGGATTGGTCGGTGATTATCGGATTGGATGAAGATGGTTGCGTGTGTTATTTCAACCGATTTCAAAAGGATTGGAAACAGACAAAAGAAACAATACTAACGTTAGACACAACCATTCCGATTTTGATTGATAGCACTGGCGTTGGTGATGCCATCACCGAAGATTTGCAAAACTATTTTTCAAACATGGAAGGTTTCAAATACACATCAACGAGCAAACAACAACTCATGGAATTGCTTTCATCATCAATACACAAAGGTGAGGTTTGTTTTCCTGATGGTATAATCAAAGAGGAATTGGAAATCTTTGAATATCAATTCACATCAACTGGCGTAAGGTACAATGCGCCACAAGGGTTTCACGATGATTGTGTCAATGCATTAGCACTTGCGGTAAAGTGCAAAAATCAATTCAGGTTTTCAGGTGAATATTATTTCATTTAGTATTTTCTAAAATTTACATAATATAATATGAAGGTCAGTATTAAAAAGTTTCAGGAATTGTATTCCATTGCGCAATCGGATGCGGATGAACTGACAAAAAGCAGTTTGTTGATTCAAAACCTTACTGGTAAAACAGAATCGGAACTTGACAAAATGAGCATTGTTAAGTATGGCAAATTGTGTAAGCGTGTGAATGAATTGTTTGAGAGGTATCAAAAAGAATTGGATAACAAGAAACCGAAGCAATATGTAAAGGTCAATGGACAATGGTATTTTTTGAATTTTGAATTGGACAAACAAAACGCAGGTAAATATGTTGAGGTCGCGACATTCGGTAGTGATTTGATTGGAAACCTGCATAAGATAATGGCAACGATGGCAATGCCGATGGTATGGAGTTGGAAAGGATTGAAATTGTATGAAGGTGAAACTAATCATAATAAGGTTGCAAATGATATGTTGGATTTGGATTTTGAGGTGGCATATCATGCTGCGGTTTTTTTTTGCGCAGTTTTAAGGCTATCAATGCTCAATTTGAATATCTATTTCACACAGACGGAGAATCCGAAGGCGGTGGAATTGGGAGAGAATTTAGCAAAAATTTTGGATGGTTATACAATGCCAAAATGGTATCGGAATTTGAAAATATCAGCATAGATGAAGTGTGGAAATTGTCGGTGTTTCAGTTCCTGAATGATTTGAGTTACTTGAAAATGAAACGCGAAATTGATGCGGAACATGAACGTAAATTAATGATGAAATATAATGCCAAGCATTGACAGAAATCAGGTTGTAAATTTAGAAAACGGATTCATAAAATCAGGTGGAACTTTTGCATTTCAAAGACTTGTTTTGAAATCGTTGGATGCATTGTTGGCTGAATATGCGGAGAATTACAAAGATGCTTTGGTTGCGGAAATAAAAAGAAAGCAAATCACTGCCAGTGGTGAAATGGAAAAAAACATCACCTTCACTTTGAAAGACAAACAAGGAATCAAAGTTTTGGAAATCTACATGGTTGATTATGCGAAGTTCATTGACAAAGGTGTTAAAG